TAACCGCGGCGAACTTGCCGTGAGCTTCGGTCAGCGCAGACTATTTGTAAACGGCAGGTTTTCCACGCCTGCCGTTTTTCATCTTCCGTCAGGCGATGTTACAATCAACGGCATTTTTGATGACACGTTCTTTGACGCTACCCTTGGAGAGAATCACATTGAGACCTCAATTCCTCGGCTGACGGTTCAGCTTGATTCGACTGGAAATAACATCCTCAACGCGGAGGGCGGAAACGTACCATACAATGCCCCTGGCGGTATCGTCCGCGAGCTAGACACCACCATCGGCGGCGCGAGTTACTCAGTGTTGCAGGTTCAGCCAGAGCTTGGCATCGGACAGGCGGTTATCACCTTCACGAACGGCCAATGAAGATAGACATAAATTTTCATTGGCAACGAGGGGTGCTGGAGAAATTCGATGCCGCGCCGGAGGTTATCGAGAAAGCCATGCGCTTCGCCGTGCAGCGTGTGACGCAATGGGCTGTCTCTCAGGTGACGCGGGGCGTTGCAAAGGCCGCAGGCGTGCAACTCCGCGTCATAAAAGGCCGCGTGCATATCACGATCCGCGATGGATTCGGCTGGGTTTGGGTTGGCCTCAATCCTATTTCCGCGCGCCGGCTCGATCCGCAGGAAGTAAGCGGCGGCGTACAGGCCGCGGGCCGCTTCTTCCCTGATGCCTTCATAGTGAAGGGCAACGGCCCGCTGGCCGGGCAAGTGATGGTCCGCAGAGGCCCCGAGAGGCTGCCGATTGATAAGCAGGTTGTGGACATCGAGGCGCAATCAACGCCTGTAGTTCAAAAAATTTCCGACGAAGTAAACGCGCGCCTGTCCGCGGAATTTGAACGCCAGGTGAAGCGGCTGCTATGAACCCGACACCATACCCGCCAGAGTTGGACATCGACGCGCTTCTTGACGGCATCAACACAGCCGTCAAAGCGAAGTTTCTCACGCTCAAGACCGTTGACGATTACTTGCGCGTGCAAGAGCAAATCGCCGTCCCCGCCGTGGTTCTCGACATCGTAGGTATCGAGCCGGACGGCAACGGCGATGCCGGCACCGAACAATTCGCCGCGGTTATCACATTGGCGGCTTACTGTGTCGTCACCTTCAAGCAAGAGAACGGGCAGAAGGCCAAGCGCAATGCCGCAACACTGGCCGGAGCGGTTGCCGCCTTCGTGAAAGAGCAGACCTGGGGCTGTCCAGTGCAGCTTGCGGAGAAGATCAGTTGCACGCCCGATGTATGGCCGTCGAAATCGCAGGCTTACGAATGCTGGCGCGTCGAATGGCAGCACTCGTGTTTTCTAGGCACAAGCATTTGGACTGAGGGCGGCGCGGGGGTTACTCAAGTCAACGTAGAGGGAGGGCCGCATGAGTGCAGCGCGCATCGGTGAGTTAGAGCGCCGGCAGGCGAACCACGTTAAAAACGGGCAAGTTATTCAGGCCGACTACGCCAACGCGCGCGTAAAGGTGCAGCTTGGCGAGAATAAAACGGCATGGCTCCCGTGGATCACCGGGCGCGCGGGTGGAAATTCTTCTTGGGATGCGCCGGAGGTTGGCGAGCAAGTAGTGGTCGTGTCGAATGGCGACTTGTGTCAGGGGTTCGTTTTGGCCGGGGTTTACTCGAAGGCGAATGCCGCAGGCGGAAACTCCCCGGACATCAAGATATACACCTTCAAGGATGGCGCGAGCATCCAGTACGACCGTGCGCAGCACATCCTCACTGCGGACCTTACGGACAGCGGGCAAAGCGTGGTCAAGACCGGAAACACTCAGACGGTACAGAAACAGAACGATGTCAAAATCACGGTCGGCCAAAATGTCAGCATCGAAGCAACGGATTCACAGCTTACGCTTACTGTTGGTCAAACTTCGATCCAGCTATCTTCCAACGGCATTACTCTCACCGCCTCGGGGAGTAACACTGTCCAACTTGCGGCGGGCGGGACAACTGCTAACCAGGGAGTAACAATCAGTCAGGGCAACCTTGCCGTCTCGCAAGGAACCGGCTCTTTCGGTGGCGATGTCACCATTGATGCGGCTGCCGTGCCGATCACGCTGGCGGCGCACACGCATAGCGCCGTTACATCGGGAGAGGAAACCAGCGGCCCGCCAACCCCCGGAACATGACGCCATCCGAGATAGCGGAATCAGGAGGGATAATAGCCGTAAAGCGGTCTTGTCCGTTTAGGCGCAATTGCCGCTTGCGATACGCTCCCAACCATGACGCCTGCCCGGCTTCGGAGTGCGCGCCGGTACCGTACCACTGCGCGGAAGCTCTCGCGAGAGCCAATGAGATTGGCACGCTAGAAGGTCATTCGCTTGCGCGCGTACCGTGACCTTCGAATGTCCGGCACTGATTCAACCACAGGCAAGCCGCTTTCGGGTTTCGCGCATTTCACGCAATCGGTGCGTGACATCCTCGGGACTCCGATTGGTTCGCGCGTCATGCGCCGAAATTACGGCTCGAACCTGTTGAACTTGGTGGACAACCCGGCCAACCCTCAGACCCTCGCTCAAATCTACTACGCCACTGCGATTGCGCTCATGATGTGGGAGCCGCGCATTCAGCTACAGCGCGTTTTCTGCCAGGCCGTAGCTCCCGGAAAAATCACTATCTCTCTGACGGGTAAGTATCTGCCGGACGGAAAGACCGTAACACTCGACGGAATCACGATCCCATGACCGGCACGATTGACTTATCCAAGCTGCCCGCGCCGTCGATTGTCGAAGCCCTCGACTTCGAAACGATCCTTTCGGCCATGATTGCCGACTTGCAGGCGCGCGACCCGCAGTTTACAGCCCTTGTCGAGTCTGACCCGGCCTACAAGATCATGGAGGTATGCGCCTACCGTGAATTGCTGTTGCGCCAGCGTGTAAACGAGGCCGCAAAGGGCGTGATGCTCGCCTATGCTACGGGCAACGATCTTGACCAATTGGCGGCGCTTTTTGGCGTTACGCGGCTCACGATCACCCCGGCTGACAATACGACCTTTCCCGCTACGCCTGCCGTCATGGAGTCCGATACGGCGTTGCGGAATCGGCTGCAACTCTCGTTGGATGGTTTCAGCACGGCGGGGCCGATTGGTGCCTATCAGTTTTGGGCGCTTTCGGCCCTTGGAACGATCAAAGACGCTTCGGTTGTCGGCCCTCCCACGGTCGATCCTGGGCGCGTTGTTGTAACCATCATGAGCGCCGGCAAGCGCGCTGATGGAACTACCAGCGCCGATGGCACCGCGAATGCCGCGGAGATCGCCGCCGTAGAGGCCGCGCTTAACGCTCAGAACGTCCGGCCACTCACGGACCTTGTTACCGTCCAGAGCGTTGCGGCAACGCCGTACCAGATCACCGCGCAAGTCTTTGTCGCCTCGGGGCCGGACGGCGCAACCGTGCTGTCGTCGGCGCAAGCGTCAATTCAGGCCCTTATTGCTTCCCGTAGCTATGTCGGAAAGCCCGTCTATCTGGCGTCGATTTACGGCGCGCTGATGGTCGCTGGGGTTACGAACGTCGCAATTACATCGCCGGTTGCCGACGTTGCAGTTGACTACGCGCACACGGCGCAATGTACGGCGGTAAACGTCACGATGGGAGGGGTTGAGTCGTGAGCACTGAGTTGCTTCCTCCCAACTGGACCAAAGGGGAGTATTCGCTTGCTGAGGCAGTCAAGCGGATGTCGGCTGTGCCTGTTCCGATAGGCGAAGTTTGGAACCCACAAACATGCCCGTCAAATCTACTCCCGTGGCTGGCGTGGGCACTGGCAGTGGACGCCTGGGATTCATCTTGGACCGATCAACAAAAGCGAAACTCAATCCTCGCCTCTGTCGATATTCACCGGCACAAGGGAACACTCGCTGCGGTCCAATCGGTTTTCAAGCTTCTCGGCCTCAGTGCCGTCATTACGGAATGGTGGCAGACTGACCCGCAGGGTATCCCGTACACCTTCACAGTTACGGTATCCAGCACCGACGCGGCAGACGCCGTGCAGGGCAATATCGTTGACTCACTCAACCGCGTAAAGCCCGTGCGGTCTGAAATGCTGGTCAACAACACGAATGGCCTTGGCGGAAAAATAAACCTCGTTGGCTACGCCTGCCCTTGCATTTTTACGCGCCTCGAATTCGCTGCCACCATCCCGCCCATTCCTCGACTCGTGACTAATACCGGAGCGGCCTTAGTCACCAACACAGGGGCCTTCATTGGTTCACCATAAATGCCAGCACTAAGCCTGACTCTCACTAATGCCGGAATTGCGGCGCTTTCGCAGGTTGGCGAAATCGGTCCCGTTGCAATTTCACAATTCGCCTTCGGTAGCGGGATATGGAATCCCGACGCCACCGCCGTTGCTCTCAGGACTCCGATTAAGACCCTGCCGGCAACTGGCAGCGTCTCGGCTTCTGCCGGCATGATCCACGTAACCGCGGAAGATATGACCTCGGATGCCTACGTGTGCAACGAGGTTGGGCTATTCACCAGCACGGGCGTTCTCTTCGCGGTCTATTCGCAGCCTGCGGCCATCTTCACCAAGAGCGCCGGCAGCGTGGGCCTTATCGCTGCGGACTTCATCATTACCGGCCTTCCGCCAAACGCCGTGACTGTCGGCAATGCGGAATTCCAATACCCGCCCGCCACCGAGGAAGCGCCTGGCGTCGCGGAGATCGCCACAACTGCGGAGGTAGCCGCAGGCGTTGACAACACAACCATTGTGACGCCGGCCAAGCTCGTTGCATGGGCGCAAGGTCTGTTCTTGAAGATCGCGAACAACCTTTCCGACCTCGCGGACAAAGCGCAGGCCCGCGTAAATCTTGGCCTCGGCACTGCGGCGATTCAGAACATTGCGCCGGTTGGCAACGCAAATGCCGGTCAAGTGGTCATGGGGAACGATACCCGGCTTGGCGACCAGCGCACGCCGTTGGACGGAAGCGTTACAAGCGCCAAGCTCGATCAGACGGCGATTATTGCCGTGCTGCAATTCCTCTACCCGATTGGGGAAATCTTCATCACGCATCGCGTGGGCAATCCCGCTGGCCTCTTGGGCTTCGGTACGTGGGTTGCATACGGTCAGGGGCAAACGCTTGTCGGCTACAAGCAGGGTGACGCGAACTTTGGCACCCTCGATCAAACTGGCGGCGAGGTTACGCACACCCTCACCACTGCCGAAATGCCAGCGCACACACACACTTGGAGCGACCGAGCAAATAGCGTCACTGGGGATATGAATGGGGGAAACACGAATCCAGGCCCCGGCTATGTCACCAGGAATACCGGAAGCACTGGCGGCGGCGGAGTACACAACAACTTGCAGCCTTA